GCACCGCTTGCTAATTTTAAGATAATGATCTGCGTACCTGCCCTAGATAACCAGGGTAATCTTGCAGGCATAGAGGATTTTATAGTGGCAGTAGTAAACAAACTGAACGCATCATCGTTGCAGTTAAATATATCAAGTGTCTCCGCTCCAGCTATCGCTAGTGTGGCAAGTGGAGATTTATTAACGTCAGAGATAACAGTATCAATTCTAACGAGCTGGAGTTAAAATGAGTCTAACACCTGAAGATTTAGCCTTCTTGAAGAAGATAGGCCAGATCAAAGAAGCACCAACCCCTGCACCTACTAAAGAGAAAGATAAGGAGTAATCATGGCCGTATTCCTAAATAATGGAGTTTCTGTCACATTCAATTCTGTGGATTTATCATCATACGTTACATCTGTAACAGTTAATCAATCATTTGATGAACTAGAAGTAACTGCTATGGGCGATACTGCTCACAAGTTTGCTAAGGGATTAGAAGCAAGCACTATTACATTAGATTTCCTAAATGATAATGATGCAACTAAGGTAATTCCAACTTTGCGTGCTGCTTACGGTACAACTGTGCCTGTAGTAATAAAGCAAACATCATCAGCAGTATCTGCACAAAACCCTTCATATTCCACAACAGTTTTGGTCAATAACTTACAAAATGTTAATGGATCTGTAAGTGACATATCAAGCCAATCAATTACATTTACCTGCAACAGCGTAATAACTGTAGCAGTAGCATAAGGAGAACTAATGGCAAAGCTAAAGATAACAAGGGCTAACGGAGAAGTATCTGAACACAAGATTACTCCGGGTGTCGAGTACGCTTTCGAGTTAAAGTATGGCGCAGGAATTTCAAAGGTCCTACGTGATCACGAACGTCAAACCGAGATTTACTTCTTGGCTCACGAGTGCTTACGTAGGGCTAATGTGGTTGTGCCAGTCTTCGGCCTAGAGTTTATTGATACTCTAGACACCGTTGAAGTATTGGATGAAGAAAAAAAATAACACAGCGTGATTCGATTATCTACACGATAGCTAGTCTGTCAGTAGAGACAGGAATTGCGCCCCAGGCTTTTATAGATATGGATCAAGAGATGCTTAGGGCAATTGTCCAGGTATTGTCGGATCGAGCTAAGGAGATCAAAAATGCCAGTAAACGTCACAGGCGTTAAACAACTCCAAAAGGCTATGAAAAATGTAGAGCCAGAACTTAATAAGCAAATGAGTAAAGATATTAAAACAGTAATGCTTATTGTGCGAGATAAAGCACGTGGGTATTTGCCTGCTCAAAACGAAGTATTAAGTGGTTGGGGTAAAGGTACTTCATCGGCTGAAACCATCAAAGACATTTACAGAGCATTTCCAGCCTACGATTATGCGTTAGCCAAAGATAAGGTTGCGTATTCGGCAGGTCAAAATAAGCGCAACCGATCAGGATATAGAGCTGCATTTTATGTTTACAACAACTCAGCACCTGGCGCAATTTTTGAAACTGCTGGCCGTATAAATAAACCAAAAGGTGAGGGATCATTAAATCCTAATGCGCCTGAACAGTTTAACTCTGCTGCTGAAATGCTGACTAATATGAAAGGTTATGGCAAGCAACGAGGCCGTGTAATTTTCCGTGCTTGGGATGAAACTAAAAACAAAGTTATTCCAGAAGTTGTAAAATCAATTAACACTGTGGCTACTGACTTTAATAATAAAACTCAAATAAATAAGGCAGCATAATGGCCAATTTAATTGTAAGCGCAGTCAGCACCTTTGATAACAAAGGACTTAAAAAAGGCCAGAAGGAAATCAGTGCATTTGACAAAAGCGTTAAATCATTAGGCAAAACTTTTCTTGGTGTATTTGGTGCTCAAAAATTATTGTCATATGGCAAAAATGCTGTTAAAGCATTTGCTGCAGATGAAGCTGCTGCTAAGTCTTTACAAGTTCAATTACAGAATACTGGGTATGCTTTTGCTAGCCCAGGCATTGAATTATACATAGCCAATCTACAAAAACTAACTGGGGTGTTAGACGATCAATTACGCCCTGCATTACAAACATTATTAACAGCTAGTGGATCATTAATAAACAGCCAAAAGGCTTTAGCAATAGCGCTAGACGTAAGTGCGGCTACAGGTAAATCTGTTGAAGAAGTGTCAGCAGCTATAGCCAAAGGTTACACAGGTCAAACTACAGCTCTTTCTAGACTAGGAGCAGGAATTAGTAAGACCACCTTAGCAACTGGTGATATGAATAAAATCCTAGATGAAGTGTCTAATAAGTTTTCAGGTCAGGCTAAAGCAAGACTTACCACATATGCCGGCAAGATGGACTTATTACAATTGGCTTCTGCTAACGTAGCTGAAACTATTGGTAAAGGTATTTTAGATGCTTTGACTTTATTAGGTAAAGACAAAAACTTAGAAAATGCTACTACTAAAATGGAAAACTTTGGCACATTTATAGCCGATGCCATTTTAGGTTTAGGTGTACTATTAGAAAAATTAAATAAAATTGGTGATAATAAATATCTTAAAGTTTTAGCATTGTCAATTGAGTATTCTCCTGTTGGTCTTTTATCTAAATTAGGTGAAAGTGAAAGATTAAAAAGCTCTAGCGTATCTTTTCAAAGTTTAAGCGCTACACCAGATGACAAATTAATTAGAAAGAAAGAATTAGACATTATTAAAAAGGCTGCCGCTGCTAGGGCTGCCGAATTAGCATTATTAAACAAAAAGAATGAAGTAGATAAACTTAAAGATAAGTTTGATGTAGAGCGCATAGGTTTAACTGCAGCACTTAATGCTGCTACCGATGAAGAAACTAAATTACGCATTAAGGCTCAGATAGCAATCCTAGACAATAACGAGGCTTTGGCTAAAAAGTACAATGCTGAGTTAGAAGCTGCTAACAGTGCTATGAAGTTGGCGCAAGAATTAACAGCTACTACAGATGCTATGGCTAAACTAAGAATAGTTACTCAGGCCGATTACACAAAACAGATGTATGCAGGCTCATCGATTTATTACAACACCTACAATGCTGCTAGCGTGCCTATGGGCAGTGCAAGTGGTGGTGGTACTACTGTAGTAAACAATACTACTAACCTGCAAGTAGAAGGATCTGTAATATCACAAGATGCTGTGTTAAGCACAGTTCAAGAAGCATTACAAAGATTAAATAAGCAAGGCTCACCTACTTACGCAGCTGGACAATAACCGTGGCCGTACCAGTAATCAATGCAATTATTAACTTCTCAACAGGTCCACAAACTGCTCAGGCTATGCAGATCGATATTGGTAAACTAGGAGTAAACGTATTAGCCGATGCAGTCGCAGTTATTGTTGATGTATCTAATCAAGTAGATTCAGTTAGGACTGCTAGAGGTCGCAACGTATTAGCAGATCAATTCCAGACTGGCACGCTTACTTTACGCATAGTAGATCAGAATGGTGATTTTAACCCACAAAATCCAGCCAGTCCTTATTATCAATTATTAACTCCTATGAAGAAGGTTGAAATAACAGCAACTTACTCAGGAGTAACTTATCCAATCTTTGCAGGCTTTATTACCTCATACTTAAACACTCAACCTAAAGATGCAACAGAGGTTGCTTATACAACCATTACAGCTGTAGATGCTTACCGATTGGCACAGAATGCTCAAATTACAACAGTGACTGGTGCTACGGCTGGTGATTTATCGGGCACACGTGTTAATCAAATCTTAAACACTATTAACTGGCCTAATACTCAGCGCGATGTAGATGCAGGTCTTACTACTTTGCAAAATGATCCAGGCACTAATAGGACTTCTTTGTCAGCCTTACAAACTGTAGCTGATAGTGAATATGGAGCAATCTATGTTGATGCTTCGGGTAACTTTGTATTTCAAGATAGAGCGGTAACCGTTGGATCTATTGGCGGCACGCCCACAGTATTTAGTGATGCTGGTGCTGGTATCAGATATGCCAATGCTGTTTGGGTGTTAAATGATTATTTAGTATTCAATTCAGCAAGCATTACTAGATCAGGTGGTAGCGCTCAAATAGCGACTAATCAGGCTTCTATTGAAAAATATTTCATACATTCCTATACCCTGACAGACTTATTGATGCAGACAGATGCCGTGGCGCTTGATTATGCTAGGGCTTACGTGGCTTCTAGAGCTGAGACAAGTATCCGATGCGATGCCATTGAATTAGACCTTTATTCTCCTAGTTATACAGCAGGCACTATTGCAGCCCTAAACCTAGATTTCTTTGATCCGATCACAGTAACTACAACTCAGCCAGGTGGATCTACCCTGACTAAGACCCTACAGATTTTCGGAGTAGCTTTTAACATTACCCCGAATAGTTGGAAAACTATCTTTACAACGCTCGAACCTGTCATTGATGGGTTTATACTAGGGTACAGCGCTCTAGATGAAGACGTATTAAGTTACTAAGGAGAAAATATGGCAACCTGGCCAGGAGTCACTGGAGACGTAGTTACATCCGCAATGTGGAATGGGCTACCAGCCTTCACAGTACAAACCGCTAAAACTGCAGATTACACAGCAGCTAGTAATGATGAGTATCAACAATTAATACCTATGAACAAAGCAACCGCAATAGCCTTTAAGATTCCAACCGATGCGACATATAACTTTGCCATCGGTACCGTAATAACTGTATTAAATATTGGTGCAGGAACTTGCACAATAAGCGCAGTTACATCTGGCACCACAACAGTATTATCAGCTGGTGCTGTGGCTGCTTCACCAACACTTGCACAATATAAATCCGCAGCATTGATTAAGACAGCTGCTAATGCTTGGTATGTAGTTGGAGCAGTTGCATAATGATTGGTAATATTATTGCAGGAGTATTAGCACCTACAATTCCACCTACTATTACAGTCGATTATTTAGTAGTTGCTGCGGGTGCTGGCGGTGGTAAAAATACTGGCGGCGGCGGTGGCGCAGGTGGTTTGCGTTGTACTGTAACTGCAACTGGTGGTGGCGGTACATTGGAAACTGCTTTATCTTTAATGTTAAATCAAACTTATACAGTAACCGTTGGTGGTGGCGGTGCTGGTTCTACATCTGGAAGTAATGACGGATCAAATGGTAATGATTCTATATTTTCATCTATTACATCTCTTGGTGGCGGTGGCGGTGCTTCACCTTCAAGCGGAAATGGTGCGGTAGGTGGATCAGGCGGCGGATCAGATCAAGGCAATAGTGGTGGTGCTGGAACAACTAATCAAGGTTTTGCTGGCGGTAATGGT